CGGCGTTTCTGCGCTGCGGTTTTGTCGAGGTCACGACGCAGGTCAACCTGGCCACCGGCGCCGGGATGCGCCCGGGCGACGTGCTGCTCAACGAGGCGGCGCACACGGCGATGGTCGTGCAGCCGGGGCGAATCGTAGCTGCGAGGATCAACGAGCACGGGCAGACGACCGGTGGCGCGACCGGAGACCAGACCGGGCGGGAGATCTGCCAGCAGAACTATTATAATTACCCGTGGAACTGTGTGCTGCGGTACGGTGGTGAGGACAATAATGTCCCTGCCACAACGCCAACCGTTGAGCCTGCTGCGGCACCGGAAAGCACCGTCACGGTCAAGCTGCCGATTCTCCGGCAGGGCATGACCGGCGAGATCGTCAAGGCCATGCAGGGCATCCTGATCGCCCGTGGCTTCTCGGTAGGCCCGGACAGAGCGGACGGAGACTTCGGCTACAACACGAGGCAGGGGGTGCTCAACTTCCAGCGCTCGAAGCATTTGACCCTTGACGGCGTTGTGGGACACGACACTTGGACGGCTCTGCTGGGGGTGATGGAATGAGCGCATTGACTCCGGCACAGGCGACGGTGCTTGCCGCTGCGATCTCGGCACTGGCGGCAATCATCGTCGGGGTGTTCAATCTCCGGGCGCAGCGGATCAAGTTCACGCAGGAGATGAAGGACCGGGATGTGGAACGGGCGAAGGAAGAAGCGGTGCGTGATGCCGAGCTGAAAATGTGGATGAAGCAGGTTGACAAGAAGCTCGACACCCACAACGGCTACGCGGAACGCTTCGCGGAAATCGGAGAGGACATATCGGCAATCAAAGCCGATGTCAAGAATCTTTATCGGTAAAGGAGAAAAGACCATGATTAACTGGAAAGTAAGAATCAAGAACAAAATGTTTTGGCTGGCGCTGATCCCGGCTGTGCTGCTGCTGGTCACGTCCGTCGCCGCTGTGTTCGGGTATGAACTGAATTTCACGGCGTTGGGCGAGAAGCTGGCTGCTGTGGTCGAGGCCATCTTCGCTGTGCTGGCTATCCTCGGCATTGTGGTAGACCCGACGACCGAGGGCGTTAAGGATTCCCGCCTCGCCATGACCTACGACGAGCCGAAAGAGTACAAGTAAGAAACCACCTTTGGGGGCGGGGTACAGGCTCCGCCCCCTTGCTACAAGGAGAGAACATTATGCCAAGCTTTGAGGACGCTTACAAATCCTACACCGAGGGCGCGCAGGGGCAGGCAGTAGCCGGAATGTACGACAACCAGCGGGACGCGAACTTGTCCCGGATGGAGGAAGAGTACAACCGAAACCGCAGCCAGCAGCAGGCCGACGCTGTGAAAATCGCCGGGAACTACCTGACGCAGAAGAACGACCTCGGCGCGCAGTACGAGCGGCAGCGGCGCAACAACAACATTCAGGCGGCGGCGAACGGACTGAACACCGGGACCGCCTCGCAGATGCAGCTCGGGCAGGCCGGGGCATACCAGAAAGCCTACGGGCAGCTCGGCGCGGCACAGGCGGCGGAAGAGGCGCAGGCGGCTCGCGGACTGAGCGATCTGGAAGCGGCATACCGCAGCCAGGTCAACGCGGCCATCTCGCAGAGCGATTACCAGAAGGCCGCAGCGCTGATGCAGGGCTACCAGGACGACCGCCAGCGGCAGATGAACGAGGCGCAGCTCATGGCGGGCTACGGCATCTTCGACGGCTATTCCAACCTGTACGGGCAGGACACGGCAAACACGATGCGCCAGCTCTGGGTGGCGCAAAACCCGCTGCTTGCCTACAACACCGGGGCAATCACGGCGGACGAGTATTTCCGCATGACCGGCGAGTACGCGCCCGGCATGGCACCGGTGGCAGAGGGCGGCTACGGCGGCAGGGGCCGCAGAAGCCGGAGCAGCAGATCCTCGAGCAGCTCCACCACCGGCGACAACAAGATCAACAGCTACGCGGACATCGCCGCCGCCGCCAAGGCAGGCAGCAGAGTCGGGGCCGTCGCAAGCAACGGCACAAACACGAAGCGGTCGTCGTAACCAAATGACCAAGGAGACACGCAATGGCAGATAAACTTCGGAACACCGTCGGGAAGAAAGAGCGCACGCTTGCCGCCAAGAGCGGCGGGAAAAGCAGCGCGCCCGGCAAGAAGAAGCAGCGCGAGCTTGATTACGGTCCCGAACCCTACGAAGAGGACGAGCAGGCCCGGCAGGAAAGCACGGGCGGCGCACCGTCACAGGCGGGCGGGACCGCGCCCGCTGTCTCCACGGACATAAGCCCCGAGCGCAAACAGGAGCCGGAGCCGGAGAAGCCGAAGGGCGGTCTCGGGCATCTCTGGGACACCATCGGTCTCGGCGGGATGAACGAGGAAGAGCGCAACGCCGCAGCCGCGAGGACGCAGGCGGCGGAAGCGTATCAGGACGAGCAAAACGCGCTGCTTGCCGCATCCAAAGAACGCGAACGGCAAGCCGCAGCCGGGGAGACCGGCAGCACCGCCCGGGCCGGGGACGCGCTTCCCGAGAACAAGGACACGGTGCGGCAGGCGGAGTGGTCCCGCAACTGGAACGACGAGCGCCTCGCCGCTACCAGAGCTGCGCAGGAAGCACGGGAAAAAGCTCAGGAAGGTCTGCCCACCGACGAACAGCGCGACGAGCAGAAAGCCATGCGCGAGGCGGCGCAGGCAGCAGCAGAACCGGAGAAGCCGGAAGAGACGGCGAAACCCGTTTCCGGCTTTGCCTCGTTCATGGATGACGAGGACGACGGCGAGGACGAGATCCCGAGCGAACAGCAGGCGCTTCTGGACGCTGCAAGCGGCAGCGGCCTCTCGGCTGACGATCAGAGGGACGAACAGCGGGCCATGCGCGGAGCGGCGAACGCCGACCCCGAGCGGGAGGCGCTGGCACAGGCCGCTGCCGACGCGCAGCAGAAAGCCGACGCATTGGACGCGCAGGACAAAACGTGGTGGGGGCCGATGGACTGGGACGCGCTGAATCGCGCACAGGCCGAAGCTGCACAGGCGCAGAAAGCGCTCACCGACTACGACGCAAGCGCCGCGTTTGTCAACTGGGAGGGGCGCGACGCCCTGATTGCCGAGCTGAACGAAATCGACCAGAACAGCGGCAATGTGACCGACCCGGAACAGGCCAGCGCAGAGGCGGCTCGGCGGGCCGAGATCATCCGGGAACTGGAAGCGGGAGACGAAGCCGCCGGGAACGGGCCGCAGAGCTACAACGATGTTGACCGGGCGCGGCAGATTTTGAGCGGTTCGACCGGTCAATATGCCTCCGGGTTTGTGAACGCGGCAGGGACCGCGCTTGACTGGCTCGGCACTATCGGCGCACAGTACGGCAACGCAAGCCCCTATGCCGGGTATGCGACAGATGAACTGAGCGCTGCCGCCATCGGGACCGGCACGGAAGAAGAGAAACAGGCACACTTGGCAGAGATGCAGGCCGTCCAAAACACCGCCGCGCAGATCGAACAGGTTGCCGACTCGCTGGGTGAAAACGCGGCGGCAGACCTCGCGTCAGCAAAGGCCGGACTTTCCGGGCTCGGCGCTGCCGGGGTGGACATCGCAACCAACGTGATTCAGTTGGGCTATGACGCTGCGCTCGGTAAGATCCCGGGCGGAAGCTCCCTCTTTTCCATGTTCCTGCGCTCGGCTGGCGGCGCTTCTCAGGAGGCGCGGCAGGCTGGCGCGAGCGTCGGGGAACAGGTGGCCTACGGTATCACCAAGGGCGGTATCGAGGTCGCGACCGAAAAGCTGTTTGACGGCGTGGCCGGGATCTTCGGGAAAGGCGCGGCGGACGATGTCGTCGAGGGCGCGATCCGCAGACTGGCCGAAACCGACACAGGCCGCACCGTTCTCCGGGTACTGGCGGGGGCGGGCGGAGAAGGCGCAGAGGAAGCGATCTCCGACCTTCTCGCTCCGTTTGCCGAACAGATTTACAACGACGAATCCCTCCGCAATCTCTGGGAGAACGGCTACGACGGCAGCGAGATCCTTTACGATTTCCTGATCGGCGCGGCCATCGGCGGACTCGGCAGCGGCGGCAGTATCGCAACCGGGCAGAACGCGGCGAAGAACGCGGAAGCTCGACAGGCCGATGCAGCCGAGGCAAACGTCAACGCTATGATGGACGGCGCTATGGAGGCGCTGGAAAACCCGAACGCCGGGCAGGAGCAGAACGCGACGCTCGACCCGGCACAGGTCCTTGCGGAACAGGCGACGGGTGCACAGCCGGTCGAAGCCCGCCAGACGAGCGGCGAAGAGAGAGCGGAAGGGCAGGCCCCGGCGGAGGTACGGCAGCAGGCCGACGAAGTGGTCGACGCGCTGCTTGGGCCGATGGCCGATGCGCAGGCGAAAGAGGACGCTGCCGAGCGCGTGGCGGAGATTCTGACCACACCCACGGAAGAAGCCGCAGAAACGGCGCAGGAGCCTTCGGAAGCGACTGGGGATATTCCTGCACCACCCACGGCGGCAGAAACGAGCACAGGCGAATCTCAGGCGTTAAACAGCGAAGAAGAAGCAAGGCGACAGCAGCTTCTCAATATTTACATCTCGAACATCAAGAACGCGGCGACTCAGGCGGGGATAAACCTCAACACTTTCTTTGACGCGACAAGGGAAATGAGCGCGAGCAATTTGAGCGACACGGACATTCAGACCGTTGTGCAAGCTCTCACCCCCATTGTCGAGCAGCTTGAAGCGAACGGCGATACCCACGCGAGGAGCTATCTTGACGCGATCAGCCGGAGCCAGGCAGCAACTGTACCTTCACAACAGAATATTGACAACGCCGCAGGAAATGACTATACTGAAACCAATGGAACTACTATGCCGGAGGTGACGGAGAATGGCACAGGAAGAGGCATTGAAGAAAATCGTAGCGGAGTACCCGGAGTTTACGAAGGACGCGATTCAGATAATCCAGGACAAGGGGGATCTACTGGAGCTCCTGGAAACGCTGGAATCCGCCTACTAAACCCGGAATCTCAAAACACTCTTAAGCAAAGCGGCGTTTACGCAGAGATGCAAGAAAGCTCTGCGGACAATGCCGCTTTTTCTGCTGCACTTGATGAGGCGCGGACCGCAGATCAGGCCAATGGCTGGGCGGTCACGCCAAAGACGAAAGAAGAACTTGACGCATCCGGGGCTCGCACGTTTATGAACGCGGAAGGCAACGCTGGATTCGCGGTTGCCTCAGATGGCGACATTGAGGCCGTGTTTGCCAATAAATCCAAAGGCGCACCAAAAGGCGTATCGAGAAGCACAATCCCGCAGGCTATTGCGAACGGCGGCGTCAAACTTGATTGCTACGGAGCGGGGCTCGTCCGTCTCTACTCAAAGCATGGCTTTGTGCCGGTGGCAAGGGTAACATTTAACCCGGAGTATGCAAACCCTGGTTGGGATAGCTCGAAGGGCAGCCCTGACATCTTCTTTATGATGTACACGGGAACTGACGCGGATACTGCTGTTCAGAATTACGGAACATATCCCGTGATTACACAAGCAGACCTTGACGCGCTTCCTGTAATGGAGTACGACGAGGCGTATGCTTACCGAGATTCCCTGCTTGACCAGCAGCGGAGCGAGCAATCGGAGCAGCAGCCCGGCGCAGCTCTCGCCTCGACTGGGGAGACAGCGATTACCCCGACGGAGAGCGGCGAGGTACAGCAGAGTGACGAGGGGAACGGCAACCCGCCCGTACCGCCCGGAGGGGGAACACCTTCCGTACCGAGCGGTGTGCAGGCCAACGGCCCGACCGTGGAGCGCGGCTTTGCCAAGAACGTGCGGACGACCGAGGGCACGGAAGAAGCACTGTCCAAGTCCCTCGGAAAAGACCGCGTTACCTACGAGCGGCTTTTGAACAAGGACGTGCTTGCCAAGGCGCAGAGCATTTACGACGGCGGATACGAGAGCGCAAAGGGCTATCTTGACGGTGCGATCCGCGCGGCGAAAGAGGGGGCGAAGCTGCCGCCCGAGGCGGTCCCGCTGGCCCGGATGGTCGCAAACGAGATGACGCGAAACGGCGATGTTGTCGGCGCGGAGCGGCTGATCGCTGACGTGGCGGCGGAGCTGACGCAGGCCGGTCAACTCGGACAGGTGGCGAAGATCCTGCGGCAGAGCGTGACCACGCCGGAGGGCAAGCTGTACGGCGTACAGAAGACCGTCGAAAAGCTCAACGAGCAGGCCGGGGGCAAATACAAGGTGGAGCTTCCGCAGGAGCTTGTCAACGAATACAACGCCGCCGAGACCGACGAGGCGCGGGACGAGCTCATTTCCCGGATGCAGAAGAGCATCGCGGATCAGGTCCCGGCAAGCTGGATGGAGAAATACACGGCCCTGCGCTACACGGCCATGCTCGGCAACTTCAAGACGCAGACAAGAAACGTGGTCGGCAACCTTACCTCTATGGTGGGGCGCATGGCAAAGGACCGGATCGCGGCGGTGATGGAGTACATCGGCTATATAGCCAGCGGCGGGGAGATGGAGCGCACCAAGAGCGTTCTGTACAATCCCAAGCTGTTTTCCGACGCGTGGGCGGACTTCACGAACGTGCAGGACGAAGCGCTCGGCGAGGCGAAGTATTCCGACTCCACAAGGCAGATGGACAAGGAGATCCAGGACAAGCGGAGAATCTTCAAATCCCGTGTGCTTGAGGGCTGGCGCTTGGGCACCAAGTGGGCGATGGAACAGGGCGACGTGATCTTCTCCCGCAGCAACTACGCCGACGCGATGGCCGGATGGATGGCCGCGCACAAGGTGCAGAGCATCGCGGACATGAGCCCCGAAATGCTGGAGCGGGCGCGGGCCTATGCCATCCAGCAGGCGCAGGAGGCCACCTTCCGTGACAACAACGACTTTTCCAGAACCGTCTCGCAGCTCGGGCGCAACAAGGCCAACACCAAGACCGGGAAAGTGCTGTCCGCCATCGGCGAGGGCATCATGCCCTTCCGCAAGACCCCGGCGAATATCCTTGTGAGGGCGGAGGAATACAGTCCGCTCGGCCTTATCAACACGGCAGTCGACGCGGCAAATGCAATTCGCGGCAAAGACGGTGCGACGGCAAGCGACGTAATCGACCAGGCGGCGAAAAGCCTGACCGGAACCGGAATCATGGCGCTGGGGTATCTGCTGGCCGCTTCCGGGAACCTCCGGGGCAAGGACAAGGACAAGGAGCAGGAGAACTTCGACAAGCTGCGCGGGGCGCAGGACTGGAGCCTTAAGATCGGTGACAGGAGCTACACGATGGACTGGGTGGCCCCGTACTCCATCCCCCTGTTTATGGGCGCACAGATGGAGCAGCTTGCGACCGAAAACGGGCTTTCTGTCGGCGATGTGATCAACACCCTGACGGCAATCGGGGAGCCGATGCTGGACATGTCCATGCTGGACGGCATCAACGACGCGTTCGAGGTCGTACAGAGCTACACGGACGACACGCCGCCCATCGCCCTGCTCTCCATGAATGCGCTGGCAAGCCTGCTCTCGCAGGCTGCGCCGACGCTGCTTGGACAGATCGAGCGCTACGGCGAGGACTACCGGCAGACGATCTACACCGACCCGACCAGCGCTCTGCCGACTTCGCTTCAACGGAAACTCAGCCAGACGATGGCGAAGATCCCCGGGATCGGCGGACTGTTTGAGGACCCGGATTTCCAGCAGCAGGACTACATCGACGCGTGGGGCCGGAAACAGGAGACACCGCAGGGATTTGCCAAGGCATGGGAGACGTTCTTCTCCCCGTACTATTCCAGCGAAGACCGCAGCACGCCGATTGACGACGAGCTGCAGCGGCTTTATCAGAGCGGAGCGGACGGGGCGGACAAGGTATATCCCGACTACGCAAGCCGGAATCTGCAAGGCGACATCGGGCGGCTCACGCCGGAGGAATGGGAGACCTACGCCACGACCAAGGGGCAGAACTCGCTCGCGCTGGTGCAGGACTTCATCGAGAGCGAAGAGTACCAGGGCATGGAGGACGCGGAGCGGGCCGAGATCATCCAGAACCTTTACACCCTGGCAAACAACAGCGCGAAAACCGCTGTCATGCGGCAGCGCGGCGAGGAACCGGCCAAGCTCGACCCCGTGACGGCTCTTGTCGAGGCGGGCATGGAACCCGGAGACGCGGGCGGTCTTGTCCTTGCAATCGGCGGGGACGGGAAAGTCCGGCAGGACGACATCAAGACCTACTACGCCGGACACAAGGGCGACGAAGCCTATCTCCGGGCGCTGTGGGACGCGATGGGATACAAAACGAGCTGGGACAAGGCCATGAAGTAAAGAAAGAGGCAGGGCGTTTTGCCCTGCCTCTCATTCGTGGTAGCGGTTATACAGTTGTTTTGCTTTGCGGCCCATGTACGGCGCTCCGTCCTCGGAGCCGTCGTAGTAGATGGCGATCAGCCGCCCGGCCTTTGCCGGGTCTTTGCATCGTTTGAGACGCTTCCAAAGCGCTTTGTCCTGTTCCAACGAATGGAACACGAAAGCACATTGGGTTTCTGCATCGGCTATACTGCCGCCGTAGACGCGGGTGAAATCGTAGAGGTCTTCGAGGTAGCTTGCCGCGTACCATTGACCAAGGCCGAAACCGCCGCATGACCGCACGGCCTCAATGAACCATTGTCTGCTGCTGCCGTCCTCCAATCCCTTGTCGGTCTTGCTGACCACGTAGCCGCAGAGGTCAAAGTTCTTATAGGCTTTGAGCGTGGCCCAGCCGGTTACGCTGTCAGATTTGTACTGCGATTCCCGCCAGAAGTAGGCGAGGACGGCGGCGGTCACGACATCAGACGGGGAGTGAATGCTGAGCTGCTCCCATAGAAAGCGCTCGGCTTCTTTGGATTTCCTCTCGGTGATAGTGGCGTAGCCCGGAGTGGGAAGAGACAGGAGCAGGGCGAGGGTTAGGACAAGGGATAGGAGTTTCTTCAATCTGCAACCTCACCCTCCCAACGCAGACAGCGCCATTTCAAGTTTGTGCATGACGGAGATTGCCAGATCGCAGTTATTCATTGATGCCCTCTGGATGCAGTCAATCGGTGCTTTCGTGTTCTTCTCTTCTTCCTGATAATTGCTGATAAGTTCGTTCAGCTTGTTAACCAGAGCATTGCAATCGGTCAGCACCTCGTTGGTCTTCCGCATCGTCTCACTCAGCGGGGGAAGACCGCTGCAAGTGGGATGCACGGCAACATCAGGCACGGCTTCGTAGTTCATGGGCGATCCTGTGGTGTAGTTCATTTCGTTTCCTCCTCCATCTTCTCGATGGTATAAGCCCCTGTCGGCTCGTTGTAGAATTTCTGGAACAGCGCCTCCAAAAGAATCAGCGCCGTGCCGAGCGTCATATGATCTGCTAGAACGATGTCATGGAAAAGAATGCGGTAGTTTTCGCTGCTCATTCACTTGCCTCCTTCCCAAGCCATCTGATCCACATCTCCTTGCACGGTATCTCTCCCGTATAGCAAGGCCGTTGCTGCCAGACGTCGCACTCATCCTTATCCCAAGCGAAGCAACGAACACAATCCGTCAGCGCTCTGAGAGTCTCAGCCAGCTCCTCGTCTGTCATGCTGCGGATGCGGTCGGCGTTGGTGATATTTGCAATCTCGACATCATAATAGACATCGCAAATCATGCAGTGTGCTTGATGTGTCCCGTCTGTATGGCAAACCAGCGCTGTATGGTTCCCACAAGTAGGACAAATAAACTCGTCCGAATATCTGATTTTTGCCATCACTCGCCCTCCTCTGCCTGGTGTCTGTCCCGGAATTTGTGCTTTCGATTGTTCTCGCACCACTTGCAAGAGCCGTGGTTGCGGCAAGTGCCGTCAACTGCTTTCGCTCCTCGGTACGGCTTTCGCTTTGTCTTGCCGTGTTCGATTGCTTTGTCAAGGCTCATACTTATTCCTCCTTCGGCGGCTCAGGTAGTGGAAACAGCTCAACTGTCTTTGTTCCCTTCGGAGGCCAATTCATCGGGACATTCATGCGGTAGAGATTCTTGTCCTGTCCAACCAACCACCAACCGCCCATTCTTACTATGTTTTCGAAGCAAACTTTGTAGGTCTGCAAAAACTCAATGACATCGGCGGCTTGCTTCAACAGTTCCATATCTTCGGCCTTGAACACAACGGCCTTTGCTGTTCTCAGCCGCTTTACAAGTTCGTCCATCAGCTTTCCTCCCTCTAAATAAAACTTGTTTGTCCAGTAATTTTGTGATCCGTTTTCTGCCTCGGCTTATAGTCACGAAAGTTTGGACAGCTCTTAAAAATAATTTTGTTGTTGCACCATCGTTGCAGATCGCGGATTTCTTTCGGCACTGACGGTTTGTTGTACACCATGACATAAGGGTCAAAGCCCATGTCGCGCAACGGATAAATTCTTGCAAGCGCCCTGTCAATGTGTTCTTGAACAGAAACATCTTCAAAGTTCGTGAGGCAGTAAACCGTCCCGATGTTTGACTTCCGAACATAGTTCTTCTTGAAATACTCAAACTTGTCGCGCAATCTGTCATTAGGATTGTCCCAAGCAAAATGCAATCGTTCAATCCTCATTGTGTTTAGGTCATGGATGTCTGCATCGTTTATCAGCCGAATGTCGATTCCTTGGTTAAAGCATATCTTCGCGCCGGTTTCTTTGTATTGACGGAACAGTTCGCGCTTCTGCAAGCAAGCTGTGATGTTTGGATCGCAGACTTCGATAAGCGGCTGACCGTTCCAAAAGTCGGACACATCTGCGACTTTGATTGATGCGCGTCCTTCCTTTGGAACGACATGACAAAAGGGCAACCGCGAGGACACCCCCTACTCGTCATCGCTACTGCGAAGTTATACTGCGGATAGATGGAGTAATCAGGGAACATTTTCTCCATATAATCGGGTAGCTTCGTGTTTTTGCTTTGGTCGAAGTGTTCCTTACCATCCTTGCCCAACTTGATACAGTATCCTGTGCCGCCCTTGATTACCTTGCCGCAGTTCATTGGCGTATGCCCCTCTTGCGTGTACGCATCGCTGAACACTTTTGACATATAAACAATGTCGTAGTATTCAAACTCGCTTGCCCACCACTCAACGGTATCGCCCTGTGACTTGTGCCACGCGCTTATTCGCATCAAGGCAAGATTTGGGAAATGATGCCCGTCCACATCAATCAGCCCTATTTTCATTCTTTCCTTCCCCATTTGCTCCCGACATTAATGTCGGTCGCATGTCAGCCCCGCAGTTGGGGCAGAAGTTCCATTCGCATACACCGTCATAGTCTTCCCAAAGATAGCTTTCGCCGCAAGCAGAACACTCTGAGCATCCCGTTTCCCAATCCTCTTTCCACTTCCCCCGCGCCACAGGCCGCACATCAGCGGCGGGATAGTCCTCAAGCACAGCGTCAACTTCTTCCACCAGTCTGTCATTATGCTTTTGACTGTAGCCCATGCCGTTCAGAATACGCCAGATCGCTTCACGAGCGTCTTTGCGCTTGATGTGTTCAGTCATTCTCTTCCTCCTGTTCCAGTTCTGCCAGCTCTGCTTTCAATTCCGCAATACGTTCCTGCCGGGCCAGCTTCGGATTCACGAGATCGTCCATGCTGACACCGAGGTAATTTGCCAGCGCGTAGCCGACATCAATACGAAGTGTTTCTTTCCCTTTGATTCTGGACAGATAGCCGGTCGAGACGCCGACAGCAGCTTCCATGTCGCCTATGTTCTTTCCCTGACGCTGACAGAGCCAGCGGGCGTTAGCCGCAATCCGTTCCGATATGGTCATTCTCTTCTCCTTTCACTTCATGCCCGGTGTAGGCGTCGATGCTCAGCCCGAGAGCGTCGGCCAGCAGCTCGACGGTGGCGAGAGAGCCGTTGTTGCGGCCCTGCTCGATCCTGGCAATCGTGCCGAACTGCACGCCGCTTTTCTCGCCAAGCTGCCGAAGGGTCAGCCCGGCTTTTCGCCGGGCCTCCCGCATGTGTTCCCCTCTGGTCATGGCGCTGCCTCCTGCATGACGCGGATGCGTTTGAGTTCGTCGATCCATGCGTCGCCGTAGGCTTTGTCAAAGGGGACAAAGTTCCCGTCCCCGACAATGCGGCGCATGAGCTCGTCCCGCGTTCCCTTGGCGTAGTCAATGTGGCGGTCATGGTTCTCTTCGGCATCGTCCACATAGAGCGAGGCGAGCTTTTCCATGGCCTCGTTATAGGCGTCGGCAAAGGCTGCTGCCCTGCCGGGGCCAAGCTGGAAGACTTCATGCGCGGCCATCACCGCCGCGTCAAAGCCCAGCATCACACGGGCACGGGTCTGCTCGGCCACGAGCTGCCTGGCGATCCGCTCGGCCAGGATCAGCGTCTGGTTTTTCCGGCTCATGCTGTCGCCTCCTTCACGGCCTGACGTTTCTCGTCCCACAGCCGCTGCGAGGTCTTGAGAGCGGCGCGGGCATCGCGCTCGGCATGGAGAGCGTCATAGAGAAGGGCGATGCGCTCGTCACGCTCGGCCACGTCCGACCGGGCTTTCTCCAGCTCCGCCTTGAGGCGCAGGATCTCGGCGTTCATCGCCTCAATGGCTCTTGCCTGCCCCACATCGCGCCGGGTGAGAAGGTCGAGGTTCTTCTCCTGCTCGTCCATGGTGTCGGTGGCGTACTTCTCATTCGCCTCGGCACGCTGGCGGCGGATCTTCTCGGCGTTATACTGCTTCTTCCAGTAGGTGTCGGCTGGGCGCATGAGCATGTCAACGATCAGCATCTTCGTCCTCCTTCATGTCCTTTTCCAGAACGAGCTCTTTCTTGGGGCAGTTATCGCAGTTCATCGGGCAGAAATCGCCGTCACAGATTTCTGGCTCGTAGCACCACAGGTCAGACATGGCTCTCCCTCCGTTTCAAAAATTCCACGATTGCCGCCTCGACCAGATCCTGCATTGACGCGAAGGCGGTCTTTTCATACATCTCGGTCAACTGGGAGAACAGGCTGTCATCCAGACGGACGGTCAGTTTGTTTCCCTTGCGGCGGTGCTCCCGGCGGCGGGGCTTGGGCAGCTCCGTCTTGCCGTCCCACACGGTGTCCGAGAGGCCGGGGAAGCTGCCGAAGGTCAGGCGCAGGATCGCTTCCGCCTCCGGGGTGAGCTGGACGGCGTACTTGTCGGGGTTGCAGATCATCGTCTGCGTGGGCTTGCCGTACTTGGGGTAATAGCGCCGCAGCTCCGCCACCATCTGGCGGTTCGTGATCCCGGCGTTCTTTGTGTATGCGGTATAATCAGGCATCTTATTTCTCCTTCTTCCATTGTTCGTAGATTTCCCCGAGCGGTTCGATTCGGATCTCCACGCGGGGGTTTTCCTTGTCATAGAGCACACGGCTGTCGCCCAGGCTCGCCACAATGTCGCGGTTGTCGTCGGCGAGGATGAAGAATTTCACGAGAACATCGTGCGTCGCGGCAAGCAGATTGGTGAGATCGACCCTGCGCTTGGTCGGCATGTAGTATACGCACGTCACCCGGCAGGGGTAGGAGATCGGGACGGTCGGCTTGGGGGAGAGGAAGTATGACGCGATGGTCTCATATTGCTCGTAGCGGTCAGACTGCCGGATGAAGCGCTTTCCGGTCCCCCGGTTGAATGCGATCACCTGGGAGTTCTTCTTGGTGATCGGCACACCGGGGATGGTATAGCCGTAGGTTCTGGTCATTGATTCTTACTCCAGTTCTGTATCAATGTCTTCCGTATCTTCAAACAGGTTGAGCTGTCCGGGCATCACGTCGTATTCCATCCACCAGTTGAACACGTCGCGGGCCGTCGCAAGACGCCATGTACTATTGTACTTCCCGCGCCGGATTCTCTCTTTCAGCATCCGTTCAAAGGCGAGCATGTAGTTCTCTTTGTACTGCGGCCAGCGGAGAAATTCTTTTTCACGGCCTTTCGTCCTAGCCATCGGACAACCGATGCAGCCGAGACGGTTCATGCCCTCGTCGTAGAGCCCGCAGTAGGGGATATGTTCGCAGTGAATGAAATCCCAGACATCACGATCCGTCCATTCTATGATGGGGTTCAAGGTTGTCTTGTGCCGCTTGTAGCAGACTTCGACCATGCGCCTTGAATCCTCGTTATCATTGGTCAGTACCACCCCCCCTTGTTTGTTAAAGAAAAAACTATCTTTTGCCAGCATATCTTTCGCCGCTTTTTTGCTGGTTACGGTGACAAGACCCTGATTCGCTCTCCGGGCCGGGCTTTCTGCCCAGCGCACGCCGGTCACGGTCAAGCGCCCATCGCCGCCGCTCTCTTTGAGCTTGGAGCAGCAGTAGCGGACAATCCGCGTCGGCGGGATCAGTTTCTCCGGGATCAGGTTCCACATCGTGATCGGTTTCCCGGCGAGCTTTTCGTTGTGGTAGTCCGGGGAATAGCGGGGGACTTCCCGCCGCACGTCCGGGTGCTTCTCCTTGATGAAGCGCACCAACTCGGGAGGATCGACGGAGGTCACGCGATAGGTCGCGTCGTACTTCACGCCTGCCATATCCAGCAGGGCCTTGCATACCACGCTGTCCTTCCCGCCGGAAAAGGCGAGGTAGTAACCCTCTGCCGGTTCGTAGGCTTTTATCCGCTCAAGGCTTTTGCTTACCTTGTCGTTCAGTTCACTCACTTGCTTTTCTCCCTCCAGTTCTGCTGCCCTTCCGGGGCGTTGAGGATGTAACCGCTGGCGCGTTCGGTTATTCGGCTCGCTATGGCCGGGTCAATGTCCCGCACCGCTTTCAGCGGCAGCTCCGAGGACAGGATCGTCCGTTTGTTCTTAGCGTTGTACCTCGCGTTTAACAGGGCAAAGGCGAGGTTTATGTCCCCGGCGCTCGGCTCCCCGCGCTGCTTGAAAAAGTCGTCGATATACAGTACGTTTGCCTCGGCCAGATCCCGGAACGCGGCCTCGTATGCTGCGGCGTCGTTCACAAGGGCCTTGAGCTTCGGCGCGTCCTCCCGCCAGAGCATGTAGCGCACGGGTGCGCCCTTCTTGATCAGGTAGCGGCAGACGGCGGTGCAGAGATGTGTTTTGCCGGTGCCGGGATGCCCGGAGATGTACAGCCATTTCCCGCGTCCGTTCTTGGCATAGTCGACCGCCACTTCCAGCGCCCGGCGTGTCCATTCGTCCGGGGTCTGGAAGCTCTTGAAGGTGCAGGCTTCAAAGAGATCCCCGAGGCCGGAACGCTCGATGCGCTTCTTTGCCGCCCGGATCTCCATGCACTTGCAGGGGCGGGAATAGAGCACACCGTCCTCCGTCTTGGTCAGGATCACGCCGCGCCCCTCGCAGAGCGGGCACACGTCAGGCATGTTTCTCCGCCGCGTCCTGCACGGCCTTGATCACCGCGTCATAGTCCTTGACGCGGATGTCCTTGGTGCTGGCATAGCCCATGGAGACAATGAGCTGCTTCGCCTCGGGCGTGGTCATGCCGAGAGACCCGGCAAGGGCATAGATGCGCTGGATCTGCTTGGCGCTGATCGGGTCGTCGTCGCGGGCCTTGGTGATGTTCGCGGCCTCAGCCATAAAGCCGTCGTTGTCGATGTCCTGCGTGAACAGGTCCGACAGGCCGGAGATGGCAAGGGCGGCACCGACAAGGGCACGTTTCTGCGCCATTTTCAAAGAGCCGTTTGCGCTGTCGGCGGCGGGCTTGAAACCGTTTCGCCCCTCGGCGGTGTTCGCGTGGCCGTAGGAGTTCGAGACAACGACCTTTTCCCCGTTGGGGCCGAGCTTCACCAGATCGCAGCGGACGGTGTAGGCAAAATAGCTGTTCTGTCCGTCGTAGTTCTCGACCGTGGAAACAAGCTCGTACTGCTGGAGGAGACCAAAGCCGAAGGCGATCTTTTCCGCGCCGCTCTTCTGGAGGATGGGCTTGTCGAAGGCTTTCTGCCCGGCCTTCTTGCCGGTCTTCACGATGGGGTTGTCAAAGTCCGTGCCGCGCTTGAGCTCCAGAGCGGCACCGTTGCCGAGCTGCAGGGCGTAGTTGCCGCGCTTGGGTTCGGCAAGAGCGCGGTGCGCTTCGTAAATCATCAGTTCATTCATGGGTCAATATCCTTTCACTACTTTGTGCAGATTCAAAAGGGCGTTGAAATAAGCGAAGGGGGCAAAGCCGTATTTATCTGCGATGTCGCAGGCTCTGTGGATGCGATAGTTGCCGTCCTTCATCAGTTGGACACCGAAGTTTTCCCCGTCGAGCCTTCCGCCGGTATCAAGGTCGGAAGACAGGAGCTGATACCCGGAAAGCTGACAGGCAAGCGCCACTTTCGCGGCCCTGTCCATGCTCTGCGCGGTCTTGATGTCCACAATCACGGTTCGCCCGTCGATCACGCCGATGCGGTCAACCGTCCCGGCAAAGGCGAAATTCTTCGGCGCGTCGATGTACAGCGGCTGCTCGATGTACAGCCACTCGGGGGTGTAGTCCCGGCAGAAGTCCGCCCACGCCTGGACATAGGGGACAAGCTCGCCCTCGAACTCCTCCGGGAGCGCGTCCATGTCGTACAGGGCGCACAACTCATGGATGCGCGTCCCCCGCGCTGCCGCCTGCTGCACCACCCCGGAGGGCGGATACTTCCCGGCGGTGATCGGGGCAAGGATCTCCGTCACGCTCGGGAGCTTCTGACCGTCCAGCGTGTAGGTGTGGGTCGCCTCGTCAAACAAGAATTCTCTCATGGCATTTAGAATGGCAAATCCCCTCCCGTGTCGTCCGGAAGTTCTTCCATCGTCGGGGGCGGCACGTCCACGCCGGGGCGCTCGGTCCGGTCGCCGCAGAACCAGCAGTCGTCCACCTGGCACTCCCAGTTCACGCGGCTGTTGCCGTCGCGGTCCTGCCACTTGCGGCTTTCCAGACGGCCCTTGACCACCACAAGCTGGCCCTTGCGGAAGTTGCGCTCGACAAAGCCCGCTGTGGCTCTCCACGCGGAGCAGTCCACAAAGTCCGTCTTCTTCTCGCTGCCGCCGGGCTGATAGTCCCGATCCACGGCCAGCGTGAAACCGGCCACGGTGCTGCCGCTCTGCGTCGAGCGGATCTCCGGGTCCTTCGTCAAGCGGCCCTGTAAAACCAGAATGTTAAGCATCTTCGTCCTCCTTGTGGAAAATCGGGATAATGTAGCGCAGACCGCATGAGCTGCAACTGCACGAAATCGACAGCTTGTTGTAGCTCAGGCAGACCGTGCGCTGCGCATGGCAGGCCGGGCAGTTGCAGTAGCGCTTTTTGCCGCGCTTGAGGTCCTTTGTCTCCTCGTCGCAGTAGTCCCTAAAAATCAGGGCGCGCTCCCGGATCGGGGGGCAATAGGAGCCGTAGCCCATGACCTCCATCTGCTTTTCGATGTGGCGGGCCTCGGCCTCGTCGCCGTCCATCACGGCCCGGCGGTATTCATCCACCGCCAGCTCGATCACAGCGGCCCACAGGCGGGTTGCGGCTTTGTAGACCTGTTCGTCGTTCATGGCGTCGCCTCCACCACGCGCAGGGTGTCCGGGAAGGTGAAACCGGCGGCGCGGAACATGTCGATTGCTTCAAAGATTGCTTTCAGATCGTGGCGGCTTTTGCCATAGGTGCACCACTCGCACCACACGCCGTCCACAAGTCGCTCCACGCGCAGCTTCGGGACGGGCTTAAGGGTCGTAGACTGCAAAGGGTTCTGTGTTGGCATCTTCGTCCTCCTCCTCTTCATCGTTCATCCAGTAAGGCCAGCCGGTGCGTTCCATGCTGGCAATGATGGGATCATCGGGAATGTTTTCCATTGCGGTATGTCCTCACGGTTTCGTTGATCGCGTCCTCCAGCTCTTCCGGGGTACAGTCCAGAGCAGAGCAGAGGAGGCGGCGGTATTTGCGGAGCGGGGGGAAGTCGCCGATCTCCCAATGGCTGACAGCGCCTTGAGAAACGTTAACGGCTTCTCCGATCTCCTGCTGGGTTCTGTGTGCGCGCTTCCGAAGTTCGCGCAGGGTCAATGTGTTCACCTCCCGAAACCTCATAAACATGAGTTTTAGTTATTGACCCCCACAGAAAACCGTGATAGAATCGCATTGGGGGAACACAACTCAATCACGGTTCCTGCGGGATGCCTGGGGCGCTTGTGGCGAGCGCTCCGGGGATCTCTGCATCCCTTTGGCTCCGACCGTCGAGCAGCTCACGCCTCCGGGATGGCTTTATAATAGCTCATGAAATTTACTTTTGCAAGCGTTAAACGTAAATTACGGACAGTTTCGGAGAATGGCACAAGATAGGCAATAAAAAAAGCGCCCCGCCTTGACGGAACGCACAAGATATTGTAAGACATTGTAACTTTTTGGAAGGGAAATGACATGAAGAAAGCAGTTTTAGCTCTTGCGCTTTGCCTGTTTCTCTGCGGTTGCGCCAAGAGCCAGCCAGCGGCAACGCCTGCACCGACTGCCGCGCCGGTCTCTACACCGGAGCCAACGGAAAAGCCCTTTGAGCTTTCGGACATCGTCTGGCAGAACACGCCGGATTCAGATTGCTTTTCCCGGATCGGCTATGCTTCCGAGTATTCCGTGCTGGGTGTGGTATTCCGCAACAGCGATCCCCGCATTTATCTGTACTATGACTACCCGGAAACGGAGTGGGACAAGTTCACCGCTGCGGAATCCCTCGGGAGTTATTACAACAAGGCCATCAAGGGGAAGTATACCAGCGAGCGGATTGACTGAGCCCTGTACGTTATACCTACTTTCTTCGTTCTAACGTACCTGTATAGATATATATTAATATTAAATTATATAAATTTAAATTATATAAATAAATATAATTACTTGAGATAACGTAGGTTAGAAGTACAAAGGTTAAGACTTAGGGAACAAGGCAAGATATTGCAGAAGGTAGGATAGAAGTACAGCGTAGGAGGAAGGTGCAAAGAGTGGATAAGAAGGATTCCAATACAGAGAAGCAGGATAAAGCGCAGCTCTTGTCTGTTGCGCTCGGCCTGCTGTGTGCTGCCATGTGGATTGTTGCGCTTGAATGGAAGGGGGATTTCTCCCTCCTTGACTATCTCTGGAAGACTGCCGCCAGCACGTTTGGCCTGTTTATTCCGTTCGCCCTTGGGACGTCCGTTGCCATGACAGCAAGCAAGGAAGAAAGCCTGACAAAAAAGATTTTTGTTATCGTCTGCGGGATAGGATTTAACATGGCGGTTCTCTGGTATATCTTCTGGAGGTAGAGCATGGACAAAACACTTGAACGAATTTTATCCTTGCTGCCTCGGAACGAAAAAGGGAAGATCCAGCACGGGGCGCGGTCGGAGTTTGCAAAGCGTCTCGGCTACAAAGACGGGCATATTGTATCCATGTGGTTAAGCGGCGACAGCGACAGCTACAAGGGCAAGCTGCGAGACATCGCGGAGGCTTACGGCGTTTCCCTTGAATGGCTGCGGGGTGAGACCGACGAGCGACAGCCGCAGCAGGCCGGGCCGGTGCCGGAGATCCTGACCCGTTACAACGAGCTGGACGAGCACGGGCGGCATATGGTGGAGCTGGTGCTGGATGCGGAGTGGAAGCGCTGCAACATGATTCAGGCGGTCGAGGTCGTGGACCTTGGGACGATCCGCCACTACTTGAGCAAACCGGCAGCGGGCCCCGGCGGCATGGTCGAGGGCGAGGACTACGAGGACATACCCCGGACGGCGGACATGCCAAAAGGCGCGGACTTCTGCCTGACCGTGAGCGGCGACAGCATGGAGCCATACATTCAGGACGGCCAGCGGATCTATGTTAACGAGGCCTCCGAGCTGCGGCCCTTCGAGGTCGGCGTGTGGTGCGTCGATGGGGCGACCTATGTCAAGCAGTACGCGCCGGGCTATAGCGGGGAGGTCTATCTGCTCTCCGCCAATCCAAAACGGGAGGCCGCAAACCTGACAATCTGGCCCAGCGGCGGGCAGAGCGTGCAATACTTCGGCAAGGTCTTGGGCCTTCCCAAGCTGCCGGAGCCGGTCTATAAATAGCTCTTTCTCTCTATGGCCTTAAATTTGCGTTCTGAGCGGCTTTGTATTTCAGACGTGAATTTATACCCCCGAAAGGCAAAAGCCGACAGGACGAAAAGAATCAAGGAGTTTAACACTTGGAAATGACGACCGACATCAAACAGGCGGAGCTAATGCCATGCCCCCGGTGCAAATTTCCGACGCCGGTATACTCGGTTTACTGCTGCGTCTGCGGGGAGAGAATCGCGCCGGAGAAGCGGCGGCGGTCCATGCTGCTGCCGGTGCCGAAGCCGGTCGAGCTGGCAAGCGGAACGTGGCGGGGGCAGCTCATGAAGGACGGCAAGCGCATTTCGATCACGGCAGAGTCGGAGCAGGAGTATTACACCAAGGCGAGGGCCATCAAGGCGGGGCTGATCGAGGCAGAGAAGACGGCCCCGAAAAAGACGCTGGGCGAGGCGATAGACGAGTACATCGAGAGCAAGGACAAGATCCTGAGCCCGTCCACGATCAAGGCATACAAGAGCATACGAAAAAACCGGTTTCAAGCGTACATGGGCCGGGACATTCGGAGCGGGGTCAACTGGCAGCGGGCAATCAACGAGGAGGCGGCGACGCTCAAGGGCAAGACGATCTCCAATGCCTGGCACCTGGTGCTTGCGTCCCTGACAGCGCAGGGGGTCGAAGCGCCGGACGTGGCGCTGCCGAGGATCGTAAAAGCAAATCGGCCATGGCTGGACTATGAGCAGATACAGGTCTTTCTAAAGGCGATCAAGGGCAAAGACTGCGAGCTGCCCGCGCTGCTGGCTCTGCATGGGCTGAGACGGTCCGAGCTGCTGGCCCTGACCGCTGACAAGGTGGATCTTGAAAAGCGGCTGATCCGGGTCGAGGGGGCGGAGGTCTACAACGACGCCGGGCAGATCGTGGCAAAGGACGAGAACAAGACGGCATCGAGCCGTCGGGTGGTGCACATCGTCATTCCGAGGCTGGAGGAGCTGCTGCAGGGCAAAACGGGAAAGCTGGTCACGACGAAGCCCAACACAAGCTACGTCCAGATCAACAAGGTCTGCGAGGCGGCGGGCCTGCCTCTGGTCGGGGTGCATGGGCTGCGGCACAGCTTCGCCTCTCTGGCGTATCACTTGGGATGGAGCGAGGCGGCAACGATGCGGGAGGGCGGATGGACCAACAGCAAGACGGTGCATGAGATTTACACCCACCTTGCCGCCCAGGATGCGGACGAGGCGGTGCAGAAGATGCGGGAGTTCTATTCCGTGAGTAACGTGAGTAACGGGGAAAAAGAGAACGACAAAAAGTGAACCCAACAAAAACCCATCTTATGGCGGGACGCTGAAAGCCGCATAAAATGCGGACTTCCAAAAAGCAGGGTGAAAAGAGAGACAAAAACAGGCCGTGAGTAATTCGTGAGTAATTCGGGGATTTATAATTATTCCCGCGAACCCCTTGTTAAACTCGCGTTTCAGCGGTTGGAAGGAAATACCAAGAGCCGAAAAAGCCCATGAAATCAGGGAAAACAAAAAGAAAAAGCCCCGGGATCGTGATGATCTCGGGGCTTGAATTTGGAGCGGATGATGGGAGTCGAACCCAATCAAAACCCGCTTGCCATGCAGTATAGAAGCAACTCATGAGTAATTCCGTGAGTAAAAAGCTGCTTTCAAACCGTGAAGGGCTCGCCGTGTTTCGCCTCGTGGCGCTCCATATAGGCGGCAAGGAAGTCTTCCTCGGTCTCGTATTCGCCGGAGTTGTGCAGCTCCTCGCGGATCTCGTCGTCCATCAGTTCAACGGCAGCGGCATAAAGCCCGGCCTCGATAATCTCTTTTGCAGTCATGGTGTTTTCTCCTTTCGTGTCGTGTCTTGATTTTAAACCCAGCCGGGGCCGGTGTCAATCCGTTTCGTCGTATTCGTGCCAGAGAATCCGGAGCATGTTTATCAGGTAAAGCAGCATTTTTCAATCCTCCTCCTTAATGCCAGGCGGACCAGATCGGGCGACCGGCTCCGTCCGTTTCCAATGCCCCCACCTTGTTGCAGGGGCAGCTTCTCCACTGCATCGTGTAAACGCCGGGCCGGTGCTTCTCCAGCTCGTCCAGTTTCTCCCGGGCCTGCTCGAACGATTCTGACCGGAAACACTCGCGGCCCTTCTTGTTAATCCGGTATTCGCTGCGGCTCTGCATCTTTCACGCCTCCCAAAATCCGTGCGTCGTCAGGTAGTGGACCGCCGTTTCCGTGTCGGCGAAGATCTCCGGGGCTGCGTTCTCATAAAGCACGGCCCCGCTGCCGGTTACGGTCTCATATACTGCCGCCATATCGAAGCAGCTCTCAAAGATTGCCAGGATCTCCATTTCTTTTTCCTTTCTGCCCTCGTAACCTCCGGGGCGGGATCTCGTCTTATGCGTACCAGCTCTCGTAGACCGTGATCTTGTCGCCGCCGACGTAATAGGCGTCGCAGAAGCTGGAGAGTTTAAACTGCGGGTTGCTCTTGCCGTCGCTGGCGTAGGATTTCAGCCGCTTAACGTCGCCCTTCTCCTGGTCCTTGATGAACACGGAGGACGGAGCCGCCGGGAGAATCTCACGGGAGACTTCGAGGACGCGGTCCTCGCTCATGCTGGAAACCGCTGTCGATTCGAGGCAGTTCAGATACACCTCGCGGACCCGGACCGAGCTTTCACCGACAAGGGCGATCACCTGGAAGAAGTCGTTGTTGGTCTGCTCATAGCCCCAGGTAGCCCGGAAGATGTCGCCCACCTTCACGCCGTATTTGTTCACGGCCTCGGCCTTGGCTTTCGGTTCCGCCTTGACCTCGGCGGGCTTGCCCTCGATTGCCGCCCGGACCGTCGCCTCGTCGGCGTATCCGTACCAGACTTTTTTCAGGTTGTGCCAGCGGAAGCGCAGGGCCTTCAGCGCCTCGCGGATCTCTGCGGCGGGCTTGCCCTCAAAGGCGATCTCCAGAGAGTTAAAAGTGGGGTTCGGGGTGATGGTGTAAGTCATTGTATTTTCTCCTTTCTTATTCGGTGGGGCGGTGGTTGCCGCCCCTTAGATTCGATTCAGGTTTCCGTTCGTCGCTTCGTACTCCCAACCGGCTACGGAGAAGAAGATGTAGTAATAATCCGTTGCGTCGTAGATGGGGGAGCGGTTCTTCTCGCCGACGGGGCGGAGCTGGCTGTGCCGGTTGACTTCCCAGGTCTTCATCTTGCGGTTGATGCGGATCTTCGTGGGATCGAAGCCGAACTCCTGAGCGATCCACTCGATGGCCTCGGCGTCGGTCATCTGTCTGCCGAACCCGGCGAGGCGGTCATAGTCCCGATCGGAGACGAGCTTCTCGTCGGTGTAGGGCTTCCACTCCTGCTCCCGGTCGAGCTTCTTTTCCAGGAGGTCGATGCGGGCCTCATAGCTGGCCTTGGTCTTCTCGAGCTGCTCCTCAAGGAAGCGGATCTTGCGGATGCGGTCCCGGCAGGTTCTCTCGATGCCGCCGTCGCGGACCCAAGCCTTGCAGAACTCGTCCTTGTTGCCGTCGAAGCTGTAGTAGGCTTCCTCAATCTCACGGTACTCGTCGAAGCTGGGCTCGAAGCCGGTCCGCTCGGTGAACTCGCTCATCATCATTTCGGTATCCTTTCTGCCCTGCTGGGCTGCCGTCCGGTGTCTCCGGCTCGGCTCTCTCGATTGCGCTTTCAGAATAGCACGTTGCAACGGGAATTGCAATAGGCAGAATGCACAAAGTTACAACGTGCCGATTTGTGCAGCTTGTACACTTGGCAACGTGCCGACCTCGCGCTATAATAGTATTACTTCTTGGAGGGAGGTGAAGAGGTGATAACAGACGCCAAAAAGGCCAGCAATGCCGCATGGGACCGTGAAAATATGGTATATCAGACGGTAAAGGTTCGGAAAGAGATCCTTGAAGCGTTCCGCGCTGCCGTCGCTGCCAACGGTGACAAGGTCAACACGGTGCTACGGGAAGCAATGGAAGACTATACGACACGGGGCAACGTGCGACATGTTCCAGACGTTGCAACGGGTGACGGCCTGCAGTTGGACCAGGAGACCACCGGCCAGGCAGAGAGAGCGGCAGAGGCAACCGGCGAGGCGGTGACCGATTGGATCAGGCGAGCGATCCGGGAGACGGCAGCGACCGACGCCAGGCAGCGCGAGCTCGCCGAGCTATTGAAGGAGAAGAAATAACAAAGCTCAGATAGACGGAACACGGGCCGGTCTGCGGGGAGATCCTGCGGGCCGGTCCTTCGCTTTGCCCAGACGAGGGAACCATCGGGAGGGAGAGAAGGGAGGGAGAGGAGAGGGGGACTATAGGGGGTACGGTAAGGGTAGGTTGTGCAGGAGGGAAAGGAGGGTGCAAGGCACTACCTGGTACGCTCTATCTTACCTGAGAAGAAGTAATTAAATATATACCGGGAGAAATATATAAACCTGGTACAGATCTTGCGCGCGCGCGACCCTTCAACCTACCGGGTAGGTGGGTTAATAGGGCGGATCGTGGGGAGCTGGGCCGGGCTGGTGTAACATACCAACCCATCGGAAAGGTGGGTAAATAGCTGCCAGAAGTGACGGGTATATATTGCAATTGCCATGTGAGCAGGGGCGAATCTCGGACAATCTAAGTTATACGAGATTCAAAGCAAGGCTTGGCGTATGATGCTGGGGCATACCATAGCGCAGGGATATGATACGAGGGGCGAGGCGGTCCAGTCCGTGAGGTACGGACAACCGGCAGGGGGAGGGGGGGGTAGGTGGTGCCGTCCCTCCCCGGGGCGCGGGGTGCGTGGTGTGTGCTGCCTGGGTGTTGTGTTTGGGTCGGCGACGACGCAGCGGGGGGTCGGAAAAGTGGGGTGGGTTTCCTCCGCCCCGTATATAGAGAATCACCAGACACTTGAAACCTCCGAAAGAAAGCGGGCTTTAATTACGCTGGCTTGAGGCGTCGAGGAATCAAAAATAAGCGGGGAAGATTTTAAATACAGCGAACGGGATGGGGGTAGCTACAAAAGGGGGCGGGGTGTTTTGGAAAAGGGTGGTATGAAAAAATAACACGGGGTCTGCGTGGGGCTTTGTACTCAAATGGACCACAAGCCTTGCGGAATGTGATAGGCGTGTGGTATATAGGGGCTGGGTAATGTGTTTGCGGCATGTTTTGCGATCCTTTCTGACAAACCGCCAGCCGGGGGGCGGGATATAAATACCCCTGCACTTTCACGCAGCCGGGGGGCGAGGGAATGGCGAACTGGGAAAAGAACCGGCCACAGGGTCGAAAGAAGTTCATCACGACGGAGAAGCCCAACGGCGACAAGACGGACGACACCTGGAAGAGCGACAAGCGCTGGGACAGGGAAGAATCCGAGAAGCAGGGGAACGGGCCCGGTGCCGGATGGGTGAAGGTAGAGATCCCGGGCGGTCCGGAAGACAAGAGCATCGGAGCTTTCCGTCGCAGCTATCAAGCGTACCAGCACGGGAAAGGCGCGCTGAAAGGCGCTGCTGCCGGTGTGAAGACCGGGAAGAGCAAGAGCGGGGCCAAGAAGACGAAGTAGTGTATATGCGGAGGGCGAGAAGCGGGAGGCGGCTGCACTGCCTCTCCCCGGTCAGACTCCGAGGTCTCCGCACAAGAAGGGTACCCCGCCGCATCGGCAGCATCTAACCCCCGCTGCCGGTGAGAGTGCACGAGGCGGGGAGCCAGCGCGACAGTCCGGGCCAAGGGTGAGCCGTCGCTTTAAAATACGGACACATAAAATGCGGCTCTCGACAGGTCGGGACGGCGATCCCGAAACCCGCGCAGGGCTCCGAAGCCTGTGAGCCGCTTTTCTTTAGCTGTTTTCGTGCTTGTTCTTCATGAGCATCAACCTCCTTTCGTATAAGCCCCACGGGTCGTGCCCGGAAGGGTGCGGGATGAGACGAACGACCGCCGGGAAGATCGGCAACCAAAAGAGAGCGGGTGCGGAATGCTGCCGAACGTCAGATTCATGCAAACGAACCGTGGAAGCCGGGCAAAGGCGATGGCCTTCTGGCACAAGCGGAGAGCGAGGGAGAAGCGGGATTGCAGGAGAGACAATGCGAAAGAACCGGGCGATCCTCAAGACGGCGGCAGATAACGAAAGCCCGCGTAACGGAGCGGATCATCCGCTGTCCGCGCTGCGGCATCAAGCTGGCCGAGGCGACGGGCGGGGCCCGCTGCTATGGCGTATCGGTATGGTGCCGACGGTGCCGGTCGGCGGTGGAGATTGAACTGTAAGTGACACAGACTTTGACGGGGAACCGACAAGCTGTGCAGGCCGGGACAACAACCGGCCTAAATAGAATATGCGCTCCCACGAGTCCGAGGGACCGGGAGCCGAACAGAGTCCGAGGGGCCATTGAATCAGAGCTTTTATGCGTCTGGTTTGGTGGCCCCTTGGCTTATAGAGCGAATGGCAAAGAGAAGACCGCAGACCGGGGGCGTGGAGGTCATCTTCGACCCCGGGAAAGCGAACCCGAAACAACTTGAATTTTTTGAAGCGACGGAACCCCGCATCTGCTACGGCGGGGCGAAGGGCGGCGGCAAGACCTGGGCCGTGAGGGTGAAAGCCCTGCTCGGCTGCATGGTCGGGTATCCGGGCATCCGCATCCTGATCATGCGTGCCCACTACCCCGAACTGGAAGAGAACCACATCCGCCCGATCTGCCAGATGGTGCCGCCGAGCATGGCGAGCTACAACTCGACGACGCACATCATGCAGTTCGAGAACGGCAGCTACATCAAGTTCGGACACTGGACGGGCGAAGAGAGCGAGAACGAGTACAACGGCAAGGAATACGACTGGATCTTCATCGACGAGGCGACGCAGTTTTCCGAGCGGGCGTACAACTTCCTGGGCGGCTGTCTTCGAGGCACGACGAAGATCCCGCGCCGGATGTACCTGACCTGTAACCCCGGCGGCATCGGGCACTTCTGGGTGAAGCGGCTCTTCATCGACCGCAACTACATCACCGACGCGGAGAACCCGGAGGAGAACGAGAACCCGGCGGACTACCGGTTTATCTTTGCCACGGCGGAAGACAACCTCGCCATGGTGGAGAACAGCCCCGGCTACCTCCATTCCGTGGCGAAAATGCCGAACGCGAGGGCCTACCGCTACGGCGACTGGGACGCGATCGGCGGCAACTACTTCAAGGACTTCTCCCGGAAGAAGCACACGGTCAAGCCCTTCCACATCCCGGAGCATTGGACGAGATACCGGAGCTTCGACTACGGCCTCGATATGCTGGCGTGCATGTGGTGGGCCGTGGACGAGGACGGGCGCTGCTGGTGCTACCGGGAGTTTGAGCAGAAGGATCTGATAGTCTCCGACGCGGCGGCGGCTATCATGAACAACACAAGCCCCACGGAGAAGATCCTGATCACCTACGCCCCGCCGGATATGTGGAACCGGCAGAAGGTGGCGGAAAAGACGATGGCCGAGGTCTTCATGGTGAGCGGCGTGCCGCTGGTGCGGGCGGACAACAACCGCGTACAGGGCCACATGCTGATGCTGGAGATGATGGCCCCGATCCCCCTGCACGACCCGAGCGTGAAGGCGCTGTGGCCGGAGGGGCAGGCCCCGAAAGAGCTGCCGCAGCTCATGTTCTTCGACAATCTGAACAAGGCCATATCAGATTTGGAAAGCATACAGGCCGATGATAAAAACCCCAATGACTGTGCGAAGCAACCACACGAGATCACCCACACCGTAGACGCATGTGTGACGGCTGACACGCTGATCAGCACGCCGAACGGTGACGTGCCTATCGCGGAACTGACAGAAGAAGGCGAGTGCTATGCGTGGGACGGGGAAAAGCTGGTTGTTTGCGAGCACAGCCCGGCGTTTATGACGCGAGAGGTCGCAGACGTTTTCGAGCTTGAGCTTGATAACGGAGAAAAAATAAAAGCCACCGCAGAACACAGGGTCCTGACGGCGGCTGGATGGAAGAGGCTGGACGAGCTCTCAGTCGGAGACGAGATTCTGACGGCGAAGATTGTTGCAATACGTTATGCCGGGATAATGCCGGTGTACAACATGGAAGTCTACAGGCTTCACAACTATGTTACCCCAAAGGGGACGGTCCTGCACAACTGCCGCTATTTTGCAATTTCCCGTGTTCAGGCGGCGCTTGCCGAGAAAGCGGCGGAGGAAGAGGACGAGGACGACGGGACCGAAGACTACGAGAGCTTTATGTGCGGCGGGGAAGTGACCGCCGGTTATATCGGCGCATAGGGGAACGGATTGCCACGGGCCTTGCGGCCCTCGCAATGACAGAACGGAGGAGAGATCCATGCCGAGGATGAAGAAAGACGGGACCGCGTGGGGAAAGACCGGCCCGAAGAAAATGTATACCCCCGAGGAGCTGCAGGCCAAGGTCGACGAGTTTTTCGACAAGTGCGAGAGAGACGGCACGCCGCCGCTTCTGCCGCAGATGCTGCTTTATCTCGGGATCCGAAGCCGCAACACCGTGATCAACTGGTGCAAGGACGACCCGGCCTATCAGGAGGTTTTCGACTACGCGCAGCTCCACCGCGAGGGCTATCTGCTGGGGCGGATGGTTTCGGACAACAAGCTCGCGCAGGGCTGTCTGAACGCGCTGAAACAGGTGGAGAACGGCGGCTACCTTGACCGCCCGGCGGATTCCGGGGAGAGCAAGGTGACGATCAATCTTGTGGGCGTCGGCGGGGCTGACGCGGCAAAGTGAGGGACACATGCTTTTTGAAATTCTGATTCTTGCCGCTGTGCTGGCAAACGCGGTCAGCCTTGCTGTTCTGAGCCGGGCGGTGCGGAACCATGCCGGGAGGCTTAACGCGGCAGAGGAAGCGCTTGCGGGCGTTAAACAGGCCGCTGAGGACTACCCCCGCATCCGAAACGAAGTAAATGACATGCGCAGCACGCTGGACGAGCTGCCGCTGGACGATCTGGTGGCACAGGCGCAGTTTGAGAAAGCCTATGCCGACGGGCTGGAGAATATCAGCACTTACAGCGTGGAGGTAGCGATGAGGGGCGGAGGTGACAACAGTTGAGCGAGCAGGAGCTGGGGCTGTTCGGGAAATCGGACAAGCCCGACCATGAGAGCGCCTGGAAGCTGCTGGAGAAAGGGCAGGAGTTCAACCAGAGCATCCGCCTGGACGAGACCGTGAAGGTCAACGAAAACTTCTACATCGGAAAGCAGTGGGAAGGCGTGGAAGCGAACGGCCAGCCGACGATTCAGGAGAACTATCTGAAACGAGTGGTTGGTTTCACCACGGCGACGGTGACGACGGACAACATCAACGTGAACGCGTCTCCGCTGGCGGCGAGCGAGGACACGGACAGTCTGATAGAACCGGTACGGATCGTAAACGACGAATTTGTGGCGCTGACGGAGCGCAACCGCGTCCCGTCCATGCTGCGCGTTTTCACGAGAGACGCGGCGGTGGACGGCGACGGCTGCACCTACACCTACTGGGACGCAGACGCCAAAAACAGACATGGAAGAAAGGGCGAAATCCGCACCGAGATCATCGACAACACCCGTGTCTTTTTCGGGAATCCGAACGACAGGCAGGTGCAGACGCAGCCGTTTATCCAGATCACAAGCCGGGAGATCACCCGCCGGGTGAAGCTGCGGGCCAAGGAAAACGGCATGGACGACTGGGAAAAGATCCAGCCGGACAGCGAGGGCACGGCTCAGACAGATTCCGTTAAGGTGACGGACGACAAGACCACGGTGGTCCTGACGCTCTGGAAAGACGAAGAGAGCGGCGAAGTGTGGGCGTTTGAGAGCTGCAAGGACAGCGACGTCCGCGAGCCTTGGAGCCTTGGGATCAAGCTCTACCCGATCACATGGCTGAACTGGGATTTCGTCAAGGACTGCTATCACGGGCAGGCCATGCTGACGGGCCTTGTGCCGAACCAGATCAGCGTGAACCAGATGTGGAGCATGTCGGTCATTTGGGCCAAGCGCGGAGCTTTCCCGAAGACGGTGTACAACAAGACGCTCGTCTCCAAGTGGGACAACCGGCCCGGCTCGGCCATCGGGATTGCGGGCGGCGACATCAACAACGTCGCAAAGATTGTGGACGGCCAGCCGCTCAACCCGATGATCTCCAACATGATCACGCAGCTTGTGAAGAGCACCGAGGAGAGCATGGGCGCGACCGGCACCGCGATGGGCGAAGGCCGCGCGGACAACACGAGCGCTATCATCGCCCTGCAGCGGGCGGCGGCGACCCCGACGGAGCTCACGAAGCAGAATTTGTACGAGACCGTCGAAGATCTGTTCCGCATCTATCTGGAGTTCATGGCGGAATATTACGGCAAGCGGATGGTGGACATGGAGCCTCCCGAGCAGATGCAGCAGCAGGCGGCAGCGCTCGGCATTCAGCTCCCGGACAAGATTCAGATGGAGTTTGACTTCTCCACGCTGAAAGACCACCCCATGACGATCAAGCTGGACGTCGGCGCATCGAGCTATTACAGCGAGATCGCGTCTATCCAGACGCTGGACAATCTGCTGCGCGACGGGCATATCGACGTGATCCAGTATCTCGAACGAATCCCGGACGGCTACGTCCCGGCAAGACGCGCCCTCGTCGCCGAGCTCAAACGGCAGAAAGCCGCTATGGAAGCGCAGATGGCGATGCAGGCGCAGATGCCGCCCCCGGGCAATCCCGGCACGACAACGGGCGGAAACCCGATGGCGGGCGTGGGCCAGCCGGATATTCAGGGCGGCAGCGGCTACGGCTCGCTCCAGCGGGCCATCAACGCAACAGGCGACACCAGAGGGCTTGTTTAAGCTCCCTGCGCAAAAAATACAGACGGCGCAGACCAGCGCCGGAAACCGAAAGCCCCGACCATAGGGCGGAAAGGAAATTTGTATGGACGAAACCACAAACGAAGTTCTCGGCAGCGAGAGCATTGAAAGCGAGTTCGAGGATTGGAGCGACATTGACACTTCCAACCTGACGGACGAGAGCGACGAGAACGAACCCGAGGAAGAGACCGAAGCGGACGAGGCCGAGGCAGACCAGCCGGAGGCCGGGGAAGCGGAGGAGGAAACCGAGGAGGACCCGGAAGAGAAATCCGAAGAAGCCAAAGAGGAAGAGCAGAAAGAGTCCGACCAGACTTTTGAGCTCAAGCACCTTGACGAGACGCGGACGGTCAACCGGGAAGAGGTCATTCAGCTTGCCCAGAAGGGCATGGACTATGACCGCATCCGTGGAAAGCTGGACGAGCTGCGGGGGCTGGAAGCCCAGGCAAGCGCGAACGAGCTGTACGCGGAGTTCGTGAAGGAGCTGGCAGACGGGGCCGGGATCTCTGTGGAGCAGATGATCGACAGCACCCGCGCCCGAATCCTTGTAGACAAGGCGAAAAAGCAGGGACAGACGCTGGATATGAAGGCGGCGATGGACCAGGCCAAACAGACCAGGGAGGCCCGGAACCAGCTTGACCAGAAGACCCGCGAGCTGCGCGAGGCGCAGACGAAGCAGGAGCGCTTCCGCGAGGAGGCAAACCGTTTCCGTATGCTGTTCCCAGACGTCAAGGCCGAGGAGATCCCGCCGGAAGTGTGGGAGGACTACGACCGGGGCGGCAACCTTGCCGACGCCTGGAATAAGAACCAGATGCAGCAGCTCCGCAGCGAAAACGAAACGCTCCGCCGAGAGCTTGACGGCTTGAAGCAGGAGAAGAAAAACGAACAGAGAAGCACAGGTAGCCGCAAGTCTGCCGGGGCCAGCCAGCGGTCCAAAGTGGACGACGCCTGGGAAGAGGCCCTGAAAAACGAATGGTAAAAAAGCCGCAGGGCTTTAACAACTGAACACCGAAAAACCGGTCGGCCATTCGCTGACGACTGCGCGGTTCCCTTTGCCGTGTTGACAACAAAGGAGAAATAACAATGGCTATCAATCTCGTAACCGAATATCAGAAGAAACTCGCCAAGCACTTCGAGACCGGCTCCAAGACCGACGCCTACGCCGGTAAAGCCTACGACTTTGTAGGCGTGAAGAGCATCGAGGTCTTCACCATCGACGACATCACCCTCGGCAACTACACCCGCAGCGGCACCACCCGTTTCGGCACCGTGACCGAGGTCGAGGACACCAAGCAGACCCTGACCATGACCCAGGACCGCGCGTTCACCAAGTCCATCGACAAGGGCAACGCGAACGAGCAGTACAACATCAAGCGTGCTGCCGAAGTCCTCCAGATGATCGACAAGCGCACGATCCGCCCCGAGGTCGACAAGTACCGTCTGAACGCATGGGCGTCTGGCAACGGCCTGTCCACCGGCAACAACATCCTGACCAACGCCACCCCCGCCGCGCTGACCAAGGCGAACATCGCCGAGGCCATCTTCACCGCGTCCGCCGCCATGAGCGACAAGCTGGTTCCCCTGGAGAACCGCGTGCTGTTCATCTCCGAGCTGGACTTCGTGAAGTTCAAGCTGGCGGATCTCGTGATGGGCGGCGCTCAGCTCAACGCCGAGGCCATCAAGCGCGGCTACAGCGGCACCATCGACGGCATCGCCGTGGTGCGCGTGCCCGGCACCTACATGCCCACCAACACCGGCTTCATCATGAAGTACAAGGGCGCGACCGTCGACCCGATCAAGCTCAAGACCCTGCGCGTCCACAAGGACCCGATGGGCGTGGACGGCGACGTGCTGGAGGGCCGTATCCTTTACGACTCCTTCGTGCTCGACGCCATGTGCGACGGCGTTTACGCCTACAAGACCGCCTGATTTCAAGGCAAATACAGGGCGGGGAGAAATCCCCGCCCACCCTTAAAGGAGCGACAGCATGACAAACGCTCAATACGTATTTGAAACCGCCGTAACCATCATGGACAGTCTGAGCGACACCGGCAAGGCTGACGTGGCGGACAACAACGAATACAAGAACAGGACTCTCAAACTCCTGAACCTTCTGCGCGGTGAACTGTACCCCTACAGCGACACCTACGAGAAGGACGAGGAAGGCAGACCGATTGCGGCTTTGATCCGCGATTTTGAGAAGCCGATTGATCTTGACGACTACATCTGTCAGACGGTCATGCCCTACGGCCTTGCGGCCCATCTGCTTTTGCAGGAGGACCCGGCAGCGGCGAACTTCTGCCAGCAGCGATACGACGAACTGAAAGCAAAACTGTCTATCGGGCTCCCGGCCAAGAGCGAGGACATTGAAGACGTGTTCGGCAATACCTGGCCGCACAACGATTTCGGCAGTTGGTGAGGTAAGAGATGGCGAGCATTACGGGCGCAGCCGACGAGAGGGTTTTCCAAATCCAGAAATGGCTCGGACTGAACGAGAACCCCGACGGCGATACAAAACTGAAACTCGGAGAAGCGTCGGAAATGCGCAACTTCCGCGTAACCCGTGACGGCAACCTCCAAAAGCGACCGGGAACCAGAGCGACGCTTGCCGTGGAAGAGGGCTACCCCATCGACGCGGTATGGACCGGCTACGTGAACGGCGTGGAATCGGTCTTCGCGATCTGCCATGACACGCTCTACAGCCTGTGGAACGGCAGCGAATGGGATACGACCGCCATCGGCTCCGTCGGGCCGACTGACAGGCCGAGCATGTTCGGATTCTCCGACAAGCTCTATATCCTGACCGGCAACGCTTACATGGTCTATGACGGCACGTCGCTGTCTGCTGTTGTCGGGTACATCCCGCTTGTGGCCGTGACCGTGCCCCCGGCAGGCGGCGGCGAGCTGCTGGAACAGGTGAACAAGCTCACGGCGAAGCGGCGCGTGTGGCTGTCCCCGGACGGCACGGCGACTACGTTCACCCTGCCGGAGAAGGGCCTTGTCGCCATCGACGGGGCGACGCTGACGGCAGACGGTACGTCGGTTGCCATCGCATCCAGTTCCACGGCAGACGGGACCGTCACCTTTGCGCAGGCCCCGGCTGTCGGTGTGAACACCATCGAGGTCATTTATACCGCGTCCGCCGACTTCCGCAGCGAGATCAACGCGATGCACTACTCTGAGACCTACAACGGCTCTCAGGACACCCGCGTTTTCCTGTACGGCGACGGCAGCAACAAGGCGCTGTACTCCGACGTGACCTACCACGGTGCGGCGAGCGCCGAGTATTTCCCCGATCTGAACGTTGTGAATGTCGGCGTGGAGAACACCCCGATCACCGGGATGATCCGCCATTACGGAACGCTGGCGGTGTACAAGACCGACGGGGCCTACTCCATCAGCTACGGCACGATCATGCTGGCAGACGGCAACGAGACCGCCGCGTTTTACGTGACCCCGGTCAACCGGGCAATCGGCAACGAGGCCCCGGGGCAGGTCCGGCTTGTGCTCAACTCCCCGGTGACGCTGTTCGGCCAGGACGTGTACGAATGGCGAAACAGCAGCTACTATACCTCGAACCTGACGCGGGACGAGAGACAGGCCAAGCGCGTATCCGACCGCGTTTTTGCGACGCTGCACAAGTTCGACACGCAGAACTGCGTCTGCTACGACGACAACTACAATCAGGAATATTACATCTGCGATCCCGCCCAGAACCGGGCGCTTGTATGGAACTATGCGGCTGATGCATGGTACATCTACACCGACTTCAAGATGTACCGGCCCTTTTCGTTTCGGAACGAGCTGTACTACGGCGGCAGAGACGGCGTGATGTACCACGTTTCCACCGAGTACGCCTACGATGGGAACGCGGATTCGACCGAGCTTGGGGCCATCGACTGCTATTGGGAGAGCGGCGCTATGTCGTTCGGGCAGGACTTCAAGCGTAAGAACAGCGCCATGCTCTGGATCGGCATCAAGCCGGAATACAAAGCGAGCATCTACGTGACCGTAGCGACAGACCGGTCCGGGAGCTTTGCCGAGAAAGAAGTCAAATACTCGCTGTTCGACTTTGAGCATGTGAACTTCGCAGACTTCACGTTCGAGACCAACGACAAACCGCAGATGAAGCGGCTCAAGATCAAGGCCAAGAAGTTTGTGTACTACAAGCTCATTATGAAGACGAACACGAACGACACCGGCGTGACCGTGACGGCAGCAGATATGCGCGTCCGGTTCATGGGCTATGCCAAGTAAGGAGAACGCGGAATGAGTTTTACCAGATTCACCACAGAAACGCAGAACATCTCCGCTCTGACCGACCGCCCGAACGACATGGAGGGCATGACGGCAGCGCAGCTCAAAGCCGCGTTTGATAAGGCCGGGGGAGACATTGCAAATTACATCAACGAAACCCTCGTTGCGGAGCTGGAAGGGACCGGAGCAGCCGGAAACCTCGGGATCGACACGATTGCTGGCATGACCGCGACCACGGTACAGGCGGCGCTTGCGGAGCTTTTTGCCGCGCTGCAGGACGTGGTGCTCGGTGACATCCCCGACGAAAGCCTTGACACCGAGAAATTCGTCAGGCGGAGCGTGACCAGTGAGATCATCGCCCTTGCAACCATCCTCACGGAGAACTTCGCAGACGGGAGCGTGACCGGCCCCAAGATCGCAGAGGGAACGATTGACACCGCAAACTACAAGGACCGCAGCATCACCGGCCAGAAGATTGCGCTGGCGGCTATCGTGGCGGAACTTCTGGCAAGCGGGAGCGTGACCGAACCGAAGATCGCGTCCGGTGCTGTGACCGGGCCGAAGCTCGCGCCCGGAGCCGTCACCATCGACAAGACCACGGGCATCCAGCCGGAGCACACGGCTATCGCCGTCACCGTCCCCGGCATTGCGGCAGGCGGCACGGTAACGGTCAACGCGGCGGGAGTCACCGCGACGAACACTCTAGTTGTGACCGCTGCCCCGGCGAGCTTCATCAAGTGGCGTGACTGCGGTGTGTACTGCTCGGCGCAGGGCAACGGAACGCTGTCGTTCACCGCTGAGAGCGCCACGGGCCAGAACCTCACGGCCTATGTACTTATCTTAGACTGACGGAGGGCTTGGCATGATCTTGAACGTAGGATCAGGCAAGGCGCGAGATAAGGTCCCGCCCCTGTTCTCTGTGACCGGGGGAACCTACAGCTACGCGCAGAGCGTCGCGGCAGACGGCAAGGTCAATTGGGAGATTGCCCTGTTGAGCGGCAGCAATGCCACCCTGAACTTCACCCGCGTGGTGGATGCGGTCGATGTGTTTCTTGTCGGAGGCGGCAAGAGCGCCGGGACCGGCAACGGAGCGAACGGCGGTCAGCGATTGACGGCAACAAACGTACCCGTCAGCAGCGGCACGAACTACGCCTTTACCGTTGGCGGAAGCAACGGAAGCACAAGCATCTTCGGACGCACGGCCAACTCCGGCAGCGGCTCGTCCGGCGGCATCGGCGGCACGAACGCCAGCGGCGGCGCGACCAGAGGCGGCGACGGAGCCTATGCTTTTGGCGCTTCCTCGTCCCTGATTTTCAGCGGCAGGAAGTACGGACCGGGCGGAGGCGGCGGCGGCGTAAACCGCAGAGTTGGCGGCTATTTCGCAGGAGCCGCAGGCGGCGAGACCGGCGGCGGTTCCGGCAGTTCTCAGACAAGCGCAGCGGGCGGGAACGGCACGGCCAACACCGGAGCCGGAGGCGGCGGCGGTTTCTATGACGAGTATACCTACACGGCATCTGCCGGTGGAGCGGGCGGCAGCGGTATCATCATCATCCGCAACGCCCGATAACAGGAGGAAATAACCATGATTCGAGTATCTGTGTCTCGGGCAGACGCGACCGTCACCGAGACCGAAACCCTGACCGCTGGCCGCGTCGGTCTGGAATGCGGATTCACGTTCACGACCGAGTGGGATGGTCTTTTGAAGATCGCGGTCTTTGAAGGAGCCGAGACTATCGAAGTAGCGCTCGGCGTTGCGACGGTAGCTGTCGTTCCTCCCGAGTGCATGGCAACTCCGGGCTATGCGCTGCGCGTCGGCGTGTACGGCCTGAGTCCTGCCAATGCGATTGTCATCCCCACGGTTTGGGCCAAGGCCGGTAAGATCAAAGACAGCGCCGCGCCGGATGACGAGAGCTTTGCCCCTGCCACCCCGGAGCTTGTGGCGCAAATCCTCGGCGCATCTCAGGATGCGCTCAACATCGCACGAGGCGTTGAGGAACGTGCCAACAACGGCGAGTTTGACGGCACGGACGGCATTTCCCCGACTGTGAGTGCGCAGCGTGTGGAAGACGGCGTGGAAATCTCCATCACCGACGTGAACGGAACGACCGAAGCCAAGCTCAACGACGGCACAAACGGTGTTGACGGCGTATCCCCCGGCATCACCATCACGGACATCGAGGGCGGTCATCGGGTAACGATCACGGACGCGGAGCACCCGCAAGGCCAGAGCTTTGATGTGATGGATGGAGAAGGCGGAGGCGGCGGCATCACCGTGGACGATGCGCTCTCCGGTACCAGCGAGAATCCCGTGCAGAACAAGGTCATCAAGGCAGCGCTGGATGGGAAGGGAACCTACTCCAAACCCTCTGGCGGCATCCCCGCGTCCGACCTTGCATCCGCTGTGCAAACGAGCCTTGGAAAAGCGGACACGGCTCTACAGTCCGTCCCGTCCACCTATCGCACGGCAGCGGCACAGGACACGATTGACGCGGGGAAGATTGACAAGCCGAGCAATCCGAGTTCCGGGCAGTTCTTGGTCTATAACGGAACAACTTGGGCGGCAACGACCGTACCGAGCGCGAACGGGGTGAACTTCTGATGGCGAATTATCTTGCAACCGATACCGACCTGACCGCTGTAGCTGACGCAATCAGGCAAAAAGGCGGCACATCCGCACAGATGGCTTTCCCGGCTGGGTTTGTGAGTGCGGTACAGGCTATCCCGACCGGCGGGGGAGGGACACCGGGAGACTATCAAGAAGCGACTCGTCTTATGACGCAGTTTTCCTTTGCTTCAATTAGCGGATACACATACCCGCAAACCGTCAAAGTAGACGCATCTAACGCGACAAAACTGGACGGCATGTTCTATGCTCTGCAAGCATGGGATGAGCGGACACCATATTATATTGAAATGGTTTCACCGACATCGACTAGTTTCACAGCGCCCGATTGTTTTCGTGCGCTTCGATACGGGCTTCGGAAAGTGACCATAACAGGACAGTTTAAGCCCGGCAACAATGTCCGATATATGTTTGCTGATGATTACGCATTGACGGAGATTGACGGGGTTCTTGACTTTAGCAATCAAAACGCATGGTCATTGACCGACTGCTTCCGTGCGTGTCAAGCGTTGGAAACAATAACATTCGTGGAGTCTTGCATAAAAGACAATATATCATTTTTGCAGTCCTCCGTCCTGTCTGAAGCAAGCCTTATCTCGATAGCAAACGCATTGAACGCAGGTGTGACGGGCAAAACACTTTCCCTTCACGCAACACCGAAAGCAAGCCTTGCGTCTATTATGGGTACTGTTTCAGACGGAGTATTCACAAAAGACGCAAGCGGCAGCGTGAGCCTGTCTGATTTCATCACATCGACGAAGGGGTGGACGCTGGCATGAGCAAAGCGGACGGCGCCGTCGCGTGGGCCGTGGCCATTGCCAACAATCCCGCGCACGGCTACGATCAGAAAGAGCGCTGGGGACCGGATTATGACTGCAGCTCGCTCGTTATTGCCGCTTGGGAGAGCGTGGGCGTCGCGGTCCGGGAGGCCGGGGCCAGCTACACCGGCAACATGCGCACGGCGTTTCTGCGCTGCGGTTTTGTCGAGGTCACGACGCAGGTCAACCTGGCCACCGGCGCCGGGATGCGCCCGGGCGACGTGCTGCTCAACGAGGCGGCGCACACGGCGATGGTCGTGCAGCCGGGACGGCTCGTCGCGGCCCGGATCAACGAGCACGGGCAGACGACCGGCGGCGCGACCGGAGACCAGACCGGGCGGGAGATCTGCCTGCAGAACTATTATAACTACCCGTGGGGCTGCGTTCTCCGTTATGCTCCCGACAGCAACGTCGGGAACATCGGCACGGGGAAAGTCGAGGACAAACCCGCCGGCGGCGTCTCCGCGGGCAGCAGCGCCCCGGAGGCCGAGCTTCGCGGATTTCCGCTGCTGGCTCGCGGCAGCCGGGGCTGGCCGGTCGTAACGCTGCAGGGCGCGCTGATCGCCCACGGCTACAGCTGCGGCCCGGACGGCCCCGACGGCGATTTTGGCTACAATACCTGGAACGCGGTCTGCCGCATCCAGCGAGACTCGGCGCTCCCCGTCGACGGCGTCGTCGGCGACAAAACATGGACCCGGCTGCTGCTGGGATAGAGAGGAGGAGAAACCAATGGGAAATTTAAGCCCTGCGCAGGCCACCG